TGATTCACTGTCTTGTAAACTACCTGCTTCAAATATACTGGTTGTGGCCTCTGTAACTGCTCCGAGGTCTTCGATGTCGTTGTCACTGGTTGTATTTCCATTACTGTCTCCTTTTGGTCCTGTTTTCTCTAGGTTTATTCCGTACCTAAGTAATGTTTGGTTAGCCGCAATAACTAGCATAACTGCTAGTGGATCAAACACAAATACTAACAACAGTATGAACACTTGGACTGCTTTGTCAAGTAGGTCCTCACCATCTCCACCATATAGTAGTTGTGCGACATATTTAATTGGGCCGACTTCTTTTTCTAATTCCCTGACTTCTGATTCTGCTTCAAATTTCTCATCTTTGATTACTATAAGTCCATCATATATGTCATCTATTTGATTGTTATAGTCATCAATCTTTAGTAATATACCATCTTGGTCTTGGCTACTACTATCTCGTAAATCGTTAATTTCTTTGTTTGCTTTGTCAATAGTTTGCTGTGCTTGACTTCTATACTTGTCTATGTTTGCTTGTTGACTATTGATATCACGTTGTGCAATTTGTCTTAAATTATCTTTCTCATCTGATATTGCATCACGCTCTGCTTTTTGCCCTAGTCTTACTTCGTTTGCTAGTGCAACATTGTCTACAGTTTCTGTTTCAGCACTTCTAAATATTCCGCCACCGTCTGTTTCAGTTGTAACTGTGCCTTGACTTGCATAACTGTCTACAATTTTATCCAGTGGTATTAGTTTATCATCTTGTGCTTTAAGGTCAATAACTAGTTGATCTCTTATGCTTTTAATTTGTCCTTGAGCATAATCAATGTCACCTTGTACTCTATCCCAAGCACCATCTCTGATTGTTTCTTGTTGTTGTATACTTGAACTAACATCTAATCCGCCACCAGTTTGTAAACCAGCAATACGGTCTTCTAGTATGTCTATCTTGTTTTCTTCTCTGGCTATTTGACCTTCTAGTCTTTCTACAATAGCAAAAGCATCTCCACTAGCACTGGCTTGGTCTAAATGTGCCTTTGACAAATACCCAAAAATACCCATACTTGTAATAAGCATTAAAATAAACACTGCTATACTTAGATATGTTTTTAACAGCAAACCGGTATCATTCCAATAACGATACAACCAACTTGCCGTGAGTAGTTTACCTACTTCTAATGTACCAGCCATTACCGCAATAGGTAAAGCCGCCGCACTAAAAATAGCCATTAAGCCAGCAATACTAAACCATGCCGCAACTCCGGCTATGGCTAGTGCTGTTATAAGTGTTAGTATACCGAACAACATAGTAAATGTATTTATCGTAATATAAATACTAATATGCGAGTTTTGGAGACATAAAATGATCACACCTATATATTTTGATACGGACAGTTACTTCTCCCAAAAAAAACTTGCAGAAATGGCAGATACTGGGGAAATTTCAGATGGTTTGTCTTTCTATGGCCCAAAACAATGCGTTGTGCAAAACTCTTGCTCTCAGATAAACTATCACAGACAAGATTGGAAATTGTTATCAATTCCACATATCAAAATACAAGATGCTATAAACGGCAATTATGACACCGACACTTATTTAGAAATAGCAACTCCTATGTGGTTTTTGCTTGAGGATCGAAGTTGGGTAAAGGGTAAAAATATAATAATAACAAATATGCATGAAGCATGGCTCAAAGGCATGCCTTACACAATGGATCTGCCGGAGCATGAAATTGATTTATCCGTTGTTGAAGATTGTAAACTAGCAAATCACTGTATAATAGTTAGTGATAATGCTTCTAAAGTAGATGGGGTTGATTGTGTGCCTAGTCATGCTTTTTACATGGACACAAGAGACTCTTACAAGACTTATGCGCCTTGGTGCGATGACTTGCGTTCATTTAGCGAAGACAATATAAGCAAGTTAGGAACTAAACCAAAACAATATATTGCATTACTAGGTCGTGAAAAGCCACACAGAACAGATTTTTATAAAAAAATATCAGCATCAGAAGTAGATGGTTATGTAGGTGGGTTTGAAGATTACGGTAGAATAGAATTCGATGATCCGCAATACTATAAAGACTTTTATCTCAAAGATAGGTATCTTGCAAAAGAATGGTTCACAAACACAGAAGTTTGGGTATCACACGAAACACAGTACATCTGGAAAGGTATGAATCCTGATGCAATGTCATCTCCTTTAACAGAGAAAGTTTGGAAGCCTATTGCATTTGGTATGCCCTTTTTATTAAATTCTTCGCAGGATTGTTTAGATAGAGTAAATGAAATGGGTTTCAACAACTTCACAGAAGTATTTGGAAATTATCACACAGATGATTTCACCACAACAAATGATAACATAATAGACATTTTAAAAAACTACAAAAGTTTCGATATAGAACAAATTAAATCTATTTGTTTACACAATTATAATCACTTTGAAAATATGACCAGTGACAAATATATTGAAATGTTTTGGAAAGAATTAGGCATAAGTTACACATAAAAAAAAGGTGCCCGTCAGCACCTTCTTTCTTTAACTACTCTTCATCATATATTTTTCTCTATGTATGCACTTTTTGGCGTCCCCAGGTCAGCACGGAACCTGCTAAGTAGTAAGTAATGGGTGGGACATACCACCCTTCACTCTCTCTACTCAGATGTTGATAACCCTGGCCCTACTGTTTTCAGGCACACATTATCTGGTCCGGTTATTGTACATCCTCTATAAAACGTACTTTTTGGTGATCAGCAAGTTCAACAGTAGCACTATTATGCTCATGCTCTCTTACTGTAGTCTTTTGTACCCAGCATCTTCCATCTGTTAATTCCTTAACAATTTCATCTGCTTTATCAAAAGCCATTTCAGCAAAACGTTCACAGCCAGTATGCGATACTACTCGCATATCAATTAGACCTTTGTCTTGTAACATTTGAATGGTTTCCATTTCTGGGTCATTCTCTGCTACCAAGTAAGTATGATCGAACATTTGTTTCAACCATTCTTTAAGTGGCTTTAGTCCACCAAAGTCTACTATCCAGTTACTCTCGTCAAGTTCGTCTCCACCAAAAGTGAATTCAAACTGTAATGCATAACCATGGATTAAGTTACAGTGGCTGTCAGCCTTCCACTGCCTAAACGCACAACTGTGTCCAGTCGAGTGCGAATAAGTTTTTCCTGAATAGAATCTTTTATTTGTCATGTGATAATATCCGATGTTTGTTGTTTATATCCTTTACTAATTTCTTCGTTAGTTTTTGCTAACGTCATAATGTGCGATTGTTTAATCTTCACAGTCGCTTCTGGAGAAACAGTCATCATGTATGGCATAAGACCAAAACCTGATTCGCTTCTTCCCACAATAAGTGGCTTTGTTAATTCCACTGAATCATCAGCCTCAGTTTTAAGTGTGCCAACAAGTTCTTCACCTGTTGTTAATCTGCAACTTACTACTTCGCCTGGCTTAATTACTTCTAATAACATATGGTACCTTCCCTAAATAAAAACTTATTATATGCGATTAGTTATACTAAGTCAACCTTTTTCTGTGATAATCCAGGCAATGTCTGTGCCATCGTGATATGTGAGGTTATGCTGTTCACAGAATGCTTCAACTCCTTGCCGTACATCTGGTATAGCAATGTCGTCTATAACAATCACACCATTGGAGACAGGATATACCCATTCTAAGTCATTAATGATACCGCTAAGGGTGTGGTCTCCGTCTATGTATGCAAAATCTATAACAGGAAGTTCTAAATCTAGGATGGGAGAGTATGCTTTAATAAGTTCAACATGTGAGTAGTCTTTAAACATTCGTTTGACTTTATTGTAATCATAATGAATATTATAATCCACTTTACCAAAATCAAATTGCATAGTATGATCCGTCTCTGTGTGAAATTCTATAGCATGTCCTACTATATTATCCGACACTTTCCCTTCAAATGGATCAACTGCAATTATACGTTTAGGTGATGAGTTTTCAACTAGGTGCATAAGGCTCTTACCGCAGAAAACTCCAATCTCTATACATACACTATCTTGTGTTATATATTGATCCATAAGTTTTCTAACGGTTAGTGCTTTATTTTGATGAAAATAACCTACTGTCGAGAACCATTTTTGTTTCATGACAATATTTATTGTATTGCGTTTTAGTTATTATACCAATCCGGCTTCTTGTTCAGTAAGTGCAATTAGACCTTCTCTGATTAACTTTTTCCTATTAGCCATATGCTTGTCTTGGATTTCATCTTTACTGCCTCCGAAGTATGCAACTGCATGTCCTTCTTCAACTAGTATGTCTGTAACCATTCGACCGTCATCGGTAACAAAGTCGCCTAATATACGTCCAAACTTGCCACGCATATCTTCGCCTTTTTTGTTAATTTGTGTTTTGAGAATCGGACCTGATTTACCACCTATCAATTCTTTCAACCTAGCCTTACTAGCCAAACCAAATTTCTTTTCTACTTTGTCTCTGGTTCTACTTTCCGGTGTGTCGATACCCATGATACGAACTCTCTCATCTCTGAGAATAATATCAAATCCTAAATCTATGTCAACATCTACTGTGTCACCATCAATAACTCTGGTGACTTTACATCTGTACTCGTACATAATTACTCCTTGTGTCTACAAAGAGTATTTATCTATAAAGTACTACTTTAATCAGTTCTGTAATTGAATGTATGGTTGGATAAAACTGCTTTAACAGGATACACTGCCGCCCAATTTGGCTGTGCAATATTATGATTGTAATAATGAGTTGCACCGCTTGTCGGATCTATAGTCATGCCTTTCATTGCTAACAAGGATACTTGTACACTTTGTTTCCATGCTACCATGTTATGTTTTATGACCTTACCATTTTTATAGACTATTTGTATGTCGTCTGCTTTGCCATCACAATACCAACTAAACTGACAACGGTCCCTAATAGGAACTATGTTGCCTTTCCAGTTTACTCTAGTTTGAGCATCAAAAATAACATCGCAAACATTGTTAGGATATTTTTTATGTCCTACTCTATTCAGAGTTACATGTGCTACAGCACTTTTACCGGCGAGTGTTTCGCCTTTTGCTTCATGGTAAACATTCATTGCTAAACACAATGCTTGTTCTTCGTCAATTGATACGCCGTTAATATTGTATGGTGCATAACTCACCATCATACTTAAAAGTACGGCTTTTACGGTTAACATATCCATATATCTCCTGCCTTTCTTATTTTACTATTATACTAAAAATAGTGGTCTGTGTCAAGAGTTTTTTTGGTGTTCTATTTGTTCGTGATGTCTACAAAAGGAATTCTGCTTACTGCGGCCCATTGTTCGTCTGGAGTATACTTGGAGGCTTGTTCCATAGTATCCATGGGTTCCTTTACTTTGCGTATTACTGGGGCACCAGATTGGCTCATCTCTTTATTAAAGTCTAACCAACGGTGGTCTTCAGGTGCAAGTTTCCTATCACTAACGATAGCATCAACTGGGCACTCTGGCTCACATATGGCACAATCAATACAGATGTCTGGATCAATTACCACAGTGTTTTCTAATTCAAAAAAGCAATCTACAGGGCAAACCTTAACACATGTAGTATGCTTACAATCTACACATTCCCCTTTTACAACGTATGTCATTTATTATTCTCCAATGCTGTATTTAATCAAAATCAGCCTTTTTGGTACCATTTTTCAGTTTCTGATTAAATACATGTAGCTGATTGGTCATAGAACCAGTTGACACATAAAATCTTCACCGCTCATCAAGATGTGATATATAGTAAAGGGACTCAGCGTTCCCCAATCAGTCAACACAGACTCCGGAGTCATTATGTGTTTTTACAGTTTGAAGTGCTTGGTTGTACAATTGTTCGCTGGCTAAGTTTTTAGCCTTGGCCTCGCACTGAATGTCAAAATCTCGCCAAAAGCTCAGTGCCCAGTCGTTAGCCTTAACGTTAGGGTAATAATCGGAATGTGCTCTTAGTTTCTGTTTCTTATGACCTTGTTCAAGTAATCCCACGATATCATGCATATCAGAGTGGGTATCGTCAGTATTAGGTAGATGCTCGTCACGACTGTAACTATAATGCATAGCAGGGCGAACTCCACGCCAACTGTCGATAACTGCTTTAACGCGATCATCTTCTGGTTGTATGTATTCTTCATCTCTAATCCAATGGTGGTGTATGTCTAACACAAGTGCAAGGTGGTCCTTCAACTTTAGGCTCTCATCTAGACCCCAGCACATCTCATCATTCTCAATGGTAATAGTATTTAGTGCTTCGGGTGATAGTTTAGGCAATACCTTGATAATACCTTCTGCACCTTGTCTGCCGGAGATGTGTACATTAATCTTAAAGTCTTGGAACTCCTTGCCATAACCCATCCAACGTGCCATGTTTACGTGATACTCAAACTCTTCAATACTACGCTCAACAACATCTGGACGATCACTAGCAAGAACACAAAACTGCCCGGGATGAAAAGAAATACGAACATCACGATCCTTTGCCAACTGTCCAACTTTGCCAAATCCTTCTTCAAGCATTTTAATGTTCGTTGGATCTTGCCACATATACTTCCAATCATCTTGTGTTGCTCCTGGTAACTGATTACTGCCTAAGCGGACCATCCTTCGGTTCTCCGGCAGTGTGCTTACATAATCAATAAGATTGTATGCACTTTGCATATTGTGTTCAACAATGTCAAGCATACGTTCTTCAGCAACAGCCTTAGTCTGCCTGTTAAGCCAAGTAATAGTAGTCTGTCGTTCTGTGAAGTGTTGCTGTATTTCTTTAAGTACTTTAGGTTTCTGTGTCTGGTCTGGATCCATATACTTACAGCAGAAGCCTATGCGTTGTAAAGAGTTGTCAAACATATAATATACCTTTGTGAAATTATACAAGTATTATACACGATTTGTATCATATGTCAACTAAATACTTGCATGGAATTTGATTATATTATCGCTTCAGGCGACAGTTTTACGGAAGGCGTTAGAAGTGAACTAGGGATTGACGTTCAAGATACGTGGCCCGGGCAACTAGGCAGACAACTTGGTGTACCGTGGGTTAATTTAGCACTTGGCGGAACGAGTAATTTAGATATCGCACTACAACCTATACAACACTTTAATGAAAAAACTGCACCGAAGAAGCCATTGTTTATATTTGGATTCACAGTAGACCATCGAGCAACATATTACGATTATTCAGAAGGTGGAATAAAAAGTTTCTACACAACATTACCTGAAGAGATTGACCAATTCGATGAGTTGCACTATATGGAAAGAGTACAACTACGAGCCCAAACAAAATTAGGCTTACTGCCTGTACATAATTACCCCGATACATATCAATTACAAACAGTACGAGCTATCGAGATTGCAAACAATTATAAAAAGTTATATGACGGTGCAACAGTGATGTGGGGATTCATACATTCATACCTGCCAACAGAAAATATACATGTTAAAGATTTACACACTACAATAGATTTTGAATATCCTCATATGGATACCTGCTTTAATACACATCTAGATAATTGTGCTTCGTTACAATCACTAACTAATGATCCAAAATATTGGAAGAGTAGACATGATTGTCATCCTAACTTGAAAGGCATAACAAAGTATAAGGACTTCTTTAAAACAATTCTTGATAAATAATGCTGTAGAAATACAATAATCGATTATTAAAAAGAATATTTTGGAGTAACAGACCATGGCAGATACTAATAACTTCGCACTTAAAGGATTGGCTAGTTTAGTTCAATTCGGTAAACGCGGATTAAAGATTCTAACAGACACCACAGATGACTATTTCAGTTTTACTGATAACGATGGTACTACTCTAGTTGAAGTAAGAGGTGCTAACGCAACAGTGGCATCAGCATTCATAACCAAAGGACAATTTGAAGCGGCAACTAGTGCCGTTGCTCAGTATGTAAGTACTGAAGTAGAATACGATAATGGAACAAGTACATTATTCGAAATACCTGCTAACGCAATGGTATACGGAGTAACTGTTGACGTTCCTAGTCCTTGGGTAAGTGCAAGTGCAACAACTTCAATTATCGTAGGAGATTCCGGTGATACAGATAGATTATTTACAGCCGATGATGCCGATATGACTGAAACATACCAGTTTCAAAGTAATTATCAAGAAATTTATTCATCAGCAACGGATATCACATGTACAGTTACCGACGGTGGAGCATCAAGTGGTGCCGCTACTGTAACAGTATTAGTTGTAACAGATAACTTAACCATTAAGGATTACGGTTCAGTTGCTGATCTCAACGCATAAAGTCTGTGTAAGTTAGATTACAAAACATAAAAATGCTTGGCTAGTCCAAGCATTTTTTTTGACTAAAATTTAAGTAACATGATAAATACACATATAATGTTTAAGAAGTATTTTTGCAAGGGAACAACAATGAATAGAGAATCAGTATTTGAACAACTAAAAATTGATGAAGGAGTTGTTTATGAAATTTATAAAGACCATTTGGGCTACCCAACTTTCGGAGTTGGCCACCTGGTCCTCGAAAGTGATCCAGAGTTTGGAGCAGAGGACGGAACACCTGTCTCAGAAGAACGAGTTAGAGACTGCTTTGAACGTGACCTTGACACCTCAATTAGTGAGTGTGTTGCTCTATACGGAGAACAGTTCAATGAATGGCCAGGAGAAGTACAAGAAATCCTAGTCAACATGATGTTCAACATGGGTAGAACACGTTTAGGCAAGTTTAAAAACTTTCGCAAGGCACTTGAAGCCAAAGACTGGAAACAAGCAGGTATTGAAGGCAGAGATAGCCGTTGGCACAAACAGGTAACTAACCGTGCAGAAAGATTAATGGTGAGACTAGAGGAAGTATAATGAAACTTAGTAATTTTTTAAATGAGGCTGATCAAGTAAAGGCTAAAGATAAGAAGCCTAAAAAGATTAAACCTAATAAAGGCAATGAAAGTCCTCATCCAATGAGAGGTAAACTAGTAGGCGAGGGTAATAAACCTCAAAAGCCAAAGGCATACCAACCTAACAAGAATCAACCAAACCCAGTAGCAAAGAATAGTAGAAACAAAAGTGGTGCTGGCGCTCATAAGTCTCCAAAAGACTATGATAGAAAAAATGCTAAACTAGACATTAAGAAACAATTAGAGGAAGGACCGTTTGTTGCAGATAGAATGGAAATTATTAACACTATTCTTAAAGAGTTAAAATATCTAGCATATGATGATATACATAT